CTAATCCGAACGATTTAGCGCCCGGCTTAGCACCGTCGTCAGCTCATCGAGGGCGGGACCGGCCAGGGGTCCAGCCTTGGCGGCGTTCGCTGCGACCTGGGCGAGGTCAGATGCGGCGTCCGCGACGGCGGCCTTGGCCAATCGGTCCAGCACTGCCTGCGAAGGCTTCAGCCCTGCGGCCGCGTCTGCGTTCGACGCCAGAGTGTGCGCGATGGCCAGCCGGATCGCCTCGGTGATCGACTTGCCGTCGAGCAGCGCGGCCTTGGCGCCGGTCAGCAGGCCCGCCTTCAGGTCGGCCTGCCACTTCGCCGCCTGCGTGATCCCGTTCTCGGCCAGCTTCGCCTGCGACCAGCGATCGAGCCGCGCCAGCACGATCTGGCCATAGGTGCCGGCGACGATGGCCAGCGCGCCGACCACCAAGGTCGCGATCGTCATCAGGTGGTCTTGCATGTTCATGCTCCTTTCAGGGCCGCGACCTCGGCCGACAGCGCGGCCAGCTCGGTCGTGAGGGTGTCGAGCCGGGCGGTCAGCGCCTCGATCGGATCGACGGGGTTTTCATCGGTGACGGCGGGCGGCGGCGCGGCGTTGACCGCGCGCCACCAGCTGCGGACGTCGAAGCCGGGGCATTGCGTCGGGCCAAGGTCGCCGTGCCCCAGCACCTTGGCCCCGGGATAGCGCGCCAGCAGCTCGCGCAAGAGCGCGATGGTCGCCGCCTTCTGCGCCGGGGTGCGGTTGTCGACGCCGACATTGGGGCCGGTCTCGCGCTCAAGGCCGCCGATGCAGCAGATCCCGATGCTGTCGGCATTGTGGCCTTTGACATGCGCGCCGACCTCGGCTTCGGGCCGCCCGGGCTGCACGGTGCCGTCACGCGTGATGACGTAGTGATAGCCGACGTCGCGAAAGCCGCGCGCCAGGTGCATGCGGCGGATGTCGGCGACGCCGAGATCCTGATCGGCATAGGTCGCGCTGTAGTGCAGCACGATGGTCTTGATCTTGCGCATAGTTGATTCCTTTCGGTCATGAAAAAGCCCGCACATTGGCGGGGCGAGCGAGCTTCGTCGCTTCTCTTCGGTTGTCTTTGCTGGAGAATAGGCTCTAAAAGACGAGCGTAACTAGGAGCAGGCCGTGACCAGAATCCTCTTTTCCGCACAGCGAAACGAGAAGCCCTTTTTGCTTGAATGGGTGCTTTACCACCGACTCATCGGCTTTGATCGGATCATCGTTTTCTCGAACCAGTGCACAGATGGCTCCGATGAGCTGCTGGATCGGATGGCCGCTCTAGGGCTAGTGGAGCATCATCGACATGAACCTCCAGAAAGCGTTCCACCGCAGATCAACGCTGGGCGGATCGCAATGGAAGCCGGTCTATTCAAAAACGACGATTGGGTCATGTGGCTGGACATCGACGAGTTTCTGAACGTCAAGATCGGCGACGGAAGGCTAGAGACATTTCTTGATGCGGTGGGAGACGCCGATGCGGTAGCTGTGGCTTGGCGGGTTTTTGGCGACGGCGGAAACTTGATATGGCCGGGGCGACAGATCAGCAATCGGTTCATCGGAGCATCCAAGAAAAGCTTTGTGGGCAACACGAACACCAAAACGATCTTTAGGTTCAGCAACGATATCGAAAGGATCGACGTTCATCGTCCTGTTTTTTCTGACGGCCTTGACCCCTCTAGTTACCGCTACCTCCACGGAGGAAACGAACGCCTCCCAGATGAATTCATTCACGCGCGATTTAAGGGGGGAATTCCTAAGCACAGGGTCAACGAGAGGAACCGCTACCGATTGGCCCAGGTAAACCATTACACGGTAAGGACAATCGATCTTTATCGACTTAAGCGTAGCCGAGGCAACGGCTACTTCACTGATAAGCACTCGATCGTTCGACACGATGATGCGTTCTTCACTGAGTACAATAGAAACGAGGTTGAGGAGAGCTCAATCTTGCGCTGGGAAGCTCCGTTGACTGCAGAGATTGCCGCCTGTGCAGATCAGATGCGCGATCTTTAGCGGGGCGGCTCGAGCAGCATAAACGCGACAGGCCTAGTGCTGTCGAAGACATGGCGCCCGCCGCAGTCGAACTCGAGGCTCAGCGAGACCGTGACCCGGCCGGGCGCGACCTGCGGCGGCACGTCCAGCACCAGGCGCAGCGGCGAGTCGACGGGGCCGATCTGCCGCGCGGGCTTCTGCGCCTTCCCGGCGCTCGCAATATTGCTTTCGTCGGTGAACAGCGCCGTGCGGCTGATCAGCGTGCACGCCGCCCCAGTGCGCGTGCGCCTCACCACCATGTGCAGCGTGATCTGCTCACCGCGATAGACCGGCTCGCGCACATAGCTCAGCCCCTGCGCCTCGTTGATCACCCGGTCCTCGCCCGTCGCCCGCTGCACCTCGGCCGTCAATGTGTCGAGCTTGCGGGTGATCTCGCTCAGCTGGTCGGGGCTATGCCAGATCTGCGTCAGCCGATCCTTCATCGGCGTGAACGCCAGAACGAGAAACGACGCGAGCCCTAGAAAGGAAACCCGCGTCGCCCATTTCTTGGCCTCGTCCAGGACGAACGCGCCGAAGGTTGGTTTGTCAGTCAAGGCTGCATCCTCGGACCATCATGGCGTGTATGAAAATTGCCCGTCCAGATATGCAAGGCGCTCGTTCGCCCATTCCACCAGATATAAGGCCCCCAGCCCCGGATAAATCCAATTATCTTCCTCACGGCTTGTGTTGAAGATTTTACGTTCCTGATCCAGCCAAGAGTCTGGCACGGCCCGATTGAACTCATCGACCAGCTTGAACAAGGCTTTCTCGCTGAGGACGCCGCTGTTCCGTAACTCTGCGTAACGGGCATTGAGTTGAGGCTTCAGGTTATTCCAAACGAGTTTCCAAGGCCCGTCCGACTTCCCGACAATATCGTCCCTCACGCCGAGGAATGTTCTATCGACATCATAGATCGTGGCAGTCCAATGAATGCCGTCCCATGTGGCAAGCAAGGTGTTGTTGTTGATCCCGTCGCGGTGAGCGATGTAGTTGAACACGATGAAGGAGTCGATGAAACTCTCGACGTTGATATAGTCCTGATAGGTCGAGAGGAAATCAATGCTGCCATCCAAGCACCCATGAACCCAGATGAAGAAGCGTTCGATCTTGGTTCCTAGGTCGCCAGTCACCACGTCACCGGGATCATAGCCGCTGATTTTAGGGTGTCGGACTTCCCATTGCGCCCAGTTAAAGTCCTGCCAGCGGATGAAACCGCCGCCCGGCTTTCCGATCAAGAAGTCACTCTCGATCAGAATGTGATCCGGGTTGCTTTTATTCATCGCATAATTCGGGTTGTCTTTCTTGTTCCGCAGGACATAGAGGCCCATGTTGAACCCGCCGATATATAGGGTGCAGGGCGTTCCTTGGGTCGAAAGAACGGCGTCAGTCTGCTTCTCGATCAGTTTGAAGGTGTCTTTCTGTTCCAGCAGCCGTTCGTCCCAAATTAGGTTCTTGGGATAGGGACGCGCCCTGCGGACACTGCGCCAAACCTTCGTTGCGATGGTGTCCCGCGCCTTGGTCATGTCGCGGTCATAACCCTTGATGATGATTTTTTCGGTCTCTTTCCAATCGCCGATCTTGAGGCTGACGCGCTCACCGAATGCGTTATAGAACTTCCAGTCCCAGTTGCGCTTGATGGTGAGGTTCTGGACCGATCCTTGACCCTGACGCTCAGTCTTGCACCGAAAGACAGCAAGGATCGCGCCGCCTTGCTTGATCTGCACGAGGCCCGGCGCACCGCCACTACCATCGTTTGCGGCGTTTGGGCTAAGCCCTTCGACGAGGTGCAGTTCGATGCCGTGGGGGTCAGGAATGACGAGGCACTTCACTTCGGAAAGAGTTTTGTTCTTGTAGTATTCTTCTTCGGTGACGCTCTTGATCCACAAACCCCGCTGCTCGTTAATGAGGTAGTTGTGGTTTCCAACGGCTGAGAAGTCCATCGACAGCGGGTTGAAGGTGTTGAGCAGCACATACATATCCTGCTCAGCTTTCAGCCATCCATGCACAGGTTGAGGGATGATCCCGCCGCCAGTAGAAGGGCCTGGCCAGAGCGGGCGTGTGGTCTTGCCGACTTTATACAATGGAAATGCGGCAACCCCATCGTTTCCGCTGACATTGCCATAATACTCGACACACTCACCTTTCGGGACAAAGAAGGGCATTCCCATGTTGCCGTTCGGAACAGAGCGAATGCTCGGTGGGCGAAGGACATAATTGCTGTCCGCATCCCACTGCGATTCATTTACCGAGCCTGTTTTGGCGATTCCAAGTTCAACCTCACCCGCGTGAAGCCTGTCGATATATTCCTGACGGGAAAGAACGCGCGGTGTCTCACCATCATAGAAGGCATTGGCCTCAGCTTGAGAGTCAACGAAGATCGTCCATCCCACATAGCCGTTCTGCGAGAATGCCCGATATGCAATGTTTTCCGGCTGCTTCAGGGTCACACCTAGAAGTATCGAGATGGTCTGTGCCAACTCATCCCCATTGATGTCGGTCGGGACGCCGAGGACCGGGTTGTTCAGGTAAAAGCCATTGGACTTGAGGCGAAGCACTTCGCCCTTGCGAACCGGGACGAAACCCATCCCCGCCTTGTCGGAATGAGAGGTGCCGTGCGTCCCATAAATCCCTGACGCGGAGTTGCGCCATGTCGGCCTCAGTGAAGATAGAATCGCCGCCCGCTCGGCAACGAACTCGTCTTCACTGATCTGCTCCACACCCCCGGTGCCAGCGGCAGTCATCACGAAGATGGTGAGCTCAAAGTCGTCCGCACAGACATAGCGGACAGTCTCACGCGCTTCGGTCGGCAGGCTCGACCCCTCGAAGAATTGCCCGAAGTATGGGACCTTAAAAACAGGTGCGTTTTGTCCGTTGTAAAACTCGCTGCTGTGCATGATTGCGGGAATGTTGATCGACGCACCGACAACCTCAGTCGTCTTGATCCGAAGGATGTCACCCTTGGCAATGTGGATGGGGCCGAGGATGTCATAAGCAGAGTCTGAGTTGATCTGGACGAGGGTCGAACCCACGACGAAAGAGGAACGCTTCAGCCGCCGAACAGGCTTCTCATTGCGGAAGTAACCGCGGTCATACTTCAGAAAACCCTTGGTGATGCCGAGCCAAGTGGAGTCAGCCGGAAAATAGGACTGCGCGAGGTTGATCACGCGCACGAAGCCGTCTTGGGTAACAGGCACGTTCTCTGCCATCGTGAACGATCCTCTGCCGGAGTCGTTCAGATATTGCAGCGAGGATTCGTGAGTGTTGGTAGGACCCCGAACGGACAAAAGGTTCTTCGAGGTATCGAACAAGGCCACGGAAACAGAGTTCACGCCGACCGTAGTGAAGGCGTGAACATATTCACCAGCTTTGACCGGGACAAACTCGCTCAGCGTCCCGTTGCCGGATGGCACCAGATCGGTCGATGCTCCGGTGAGATAGGTTTCCCCGAAGGTCGTGAGGATCGGGGTGTAGTTATAGACACCAAGGTTGCGGAACTGGTTGAAGATCGCAGGAGCGTCCAAATACCAGTGATCTTCAACATACTTCTCGAAAGTGATTGACTGAAGACGGACAGAGCCTTTGATGGCGTTCTCGCACTCGACAGCGATGAAACCATCACGCGGAACACGGAAGTAATGCTTACCACGCCGGGAGGCCGGGGCTTGGTTCTCAAGGAACCGCTTCTGATAACCGGTGGGCGACACATCGTTGCGGCTGACATACGCTAGTGACCCAATGGGCGCGTTGGGTGTGTCATAGAAGGCGACGTAGTTATGCCGACCTGTCGTAGTCACGTCGATGGGCAGCGTGATACGATAGCACTCGCCTTGTTTCACAGGGATCAGTTCAGACCGGCTCCACAGGGCGTCATCAACTTCGCCAGGGGTCTCTTGTGCGCGCCAGTTGCGTTTACCCATGCGAGTGCAGAGGGTCGCTGCGGGCCACGTTTCCATAATACCGTCAGAAGATTCAGCCTCGCCTTGCCCCCCAGCAATGGACCGCCGTTCACCAGCGATCACGCGGTAGAGAGTGCCGACTCGCCGCAGAGTATAAGGACGCCCGACAACGAACGCCGCCTCTGGCCACGTCTCACCGTCAACGTCGCGGATACCCCTGACAACGCCAACGGTGCCGCCACGGTCCACACGCAGCGTCGGGTTCGTGGAGGTGTTGCTCGCGACAGGCGTGAAAGAAATTTCCTGACCCTCAGCCACGTCACCTTGGCCGAGCGCGAGGATGTTCGCCGGGATGGAGGCGGTGAACGCGGTTGTGGTGCCAGCGACGGAGTCGAGTTTGATTGCCAGTTGGGTAAGAATGGCCCCCACGTCCTGCCGCATCACCACGCCCCACTGCGCCCCGCTCGTGAACAGCGGATCATCGGCGCTCGCGGTCCGCGACCGGATCACCAGCGCCGTGCCCTCACGTACCATGATGTGGGTCAGGCTCGCCGGCAGTCCCGGCGCGGCCGAGACGGCCGAGGCGCGGCTGGCATAGATCGGCGTCGCGCGGGGGTCGAGGCTGGCGATCCCGCTGCTGATCTCGTTCAGCCAGGCTTGCATGTCCGACTTCTTCACCGGCGACGGTCCGAGGCCCGAGGAAAGCGACGGGGTGTAATTGACAGCCATTCAGGCCTCCCTGTTCAGGTGTAGGTGCCGACCAAGGTCGGGTTCGATTTGACGCCGCTGCCGTTCTCGGACTGCAGCCAATAGCGCGCGCCGCCGCCGGGGATGGGCGCGTTCAGCGTGATGATCTGCGAGGTCGCGGTCGTGGTGCGGATCGCCGTCGCCGCGGCGAACCCCTGCGACGGGCCCGCCTGGTAAAGCCGGGTCAGGCGATAGTTCACGCCGAGGTCGGGTTCGAAGGTGACGCTCAGCGTGCCGCCGGCATTGCCCGATTGCGCGGTGACGGCGGGCGCGTCCGGCGCGATGGTGTTGTCCAGCACCTCGACATCGGTGATCGTCGTCCAGACCGCGTCGGGATCGAGCGCCGCGACGAAGGGCATGCGCGAGCTACCGACCATGAAATCATAGCGCGAACCATCCTCGAGCGGCGGGCTGCGCATCACGCCGCTGCCCGAGATCCCCATCGGGAAGAACGACCACGGGGCGCTCGATCCCGACTTGCGCGACATCGCCACCAGCGAAGTGCTGCCGGTGACCTGCACGTTCAGCCGGACATAGACCGGGCCATCGTCGCGGATCACCGCGAGCTGCGTGATCACCGGCGCCGGCAACACCCGGCCGCCGCCGGTGGCGGGCGGCAGCGCGGGGGCGGCACCGTCATGCGCGGCGACCACGTTGAGGCTCTGCGGCACGGCATGGGCGAGGGTCACGGTGCAGACGCCATTGGCCGCGTCGAAGCCGAAGCGCTCGATCCAGAACGGCTGGTTCACGATGCCCCGATGCGGCAGGTTCACGGTGACGGTCTGTTCCTCGAGCAGCAGCAGGCCCCAGAAGGTCAGCGTCATCTCGACCCGCCATTTCGGGTTCATCCGCGCCAGCTTGATCTTCGCCAGGTGCCGCGCCTGACCGTGATGCTGCACGATCGGCAGCGGCATCTCCTTGGCCGCCGTCTCGCCCCACCGCGCCAGCGCCGCCGGGTCTTCCCAGGCGTCCGCCGTGGTCTCCTTGTAGCCGAGCGCCGGGCTGGTGAACTTGGGCACCAGCGCGCCGACGCCGTCGATGTCATCGGCCCCGCTCGACCACTCCATCGAGATGACCTTGTCGGCGGTGATGGTGTGGTTGGGCGCCCGCCAGACGCCCGCACGGATACCGACCTGACCTGTCGTGGTCAGGTAGATCTTGCCGGCCATTGCCTCGCACCAGCGGTCGGCCACGTCCTTGATCGGCTCGTTCAGCCGATACCCGCCGCCCCCGGCGAAGCGCGGCCGGGTGCCGCCCGCCGTCGGCACCGCGTCGCCGCAATCCGAAATGGCCTGCCACCAGTCCGGCGCGTGCAGATCCGACAGGCTCAGCGGGCCGTAATCGGGATGGGTCAGGATGTCCGCCAGCTGGCGGGCAAGGTTCTCGGTCCGGCCGAAGATGTTGCCGTCGGGGCTGCGGACGTCATCGCCGCCGGTCTCGACCGAGACCTCGGGATCGCCGCCGGGATAGACCTTGTTGGCATCCTCGGCCTTCACGCAGTCGAAGCGGGCCAGAACGGTGCCGACGCCGGTCAGCTTGTGGTTCGGCGTCCAGGCGGGCGCCACGGCGCGCAGCTGGCCGTAATCGCCACCGTCGATCTGACCATAGCGCCCGGCGCGAGTCCACAACTTGGCGCGTCCCTTGGCCGGACCGGTGGTGACGGCGTTGTCGACCACGGTGACTTCCTCGCCACCGACCCACCAGCGGGTGGCCGGACCCTGACCGCCCTGCGCCGTGGCCATCAGCTTCCACAGCGCGTTGTCGTGGACGTCCTCATACATCAGCGCGCCGGTGACCCGGTTCGGGCCGAGATAGCGCACCCGCGGCGCGTCGGACTGCCGGATCTCCATCCGGGCGTCTTTCGGCGTATGCCCCTTGGGCTGCGTGATCTTGGCGACGACATAGCTGATCGCCAGGCTGACGCCGGCATTGATGATCGCGGCTCCGATCGCGGTAGCCGACGCCGCCGCAAAGAACCCTGCCACTGCCGCCGGCATCAGTCGCCCCACACGATCAGCGCCGGCACATCCAGGAAGCCGATGCCGCGCGGCGTGCGGAACGCCCAGGCGTCATCCACCCGGATCGCGGCAGTCTGCCGGCCCATGACCTCGATCACGCCGACATCATCCATCGCGGCCTCTTGCTTCTCGGTCAGAAAGCCCATCTGCGGGCGGATCAGCGCGATCAGGCTGCCGGCCTCGGCGATCAGGGCCTCGGCCTCGGCCTCGCTGCTGTAGCGCTGGCGGAAGGGTGCTGCCGGATCGATGTCCCAGCGATGCACGCACCAGTCCGCCATCCACATCGAACAGTCCACCACGCCCCACCGCCACGGGCGCGGGGTGCTGATCGCGACGAACGCCGCGAAGCTCAATACGGCCATCCCTCGACCACCTTGTCTTCCAGTGACGGCGTGAACTCGCAGCCGAGATCGCCGGGGTGCCGGCGCTGCTGGTCGCGATCGGTGTATTCGCCAAGCGGCGTGCGGTTGCGCCGCGCGAAGATGCTTTCGACCTGCACCCGGAAATGCGCGGTGTCGGCGCTCTCGACCGGGCGCACATCGCGAATCCAGCCCCGGTGCATCGAGATCGCGGGCCCCACCGCCACGCCGTCGACCATGATCTGCAGCCATTGATGGACGGTGCCGCCCTGCCACGATGTCGGGTTGGTCAGGATCTGGATCACCATCTCGTCAAAGGCGGCCACCGCGTCATCTGTCGGATCGGCGGACAGTCCCGCGACCACATACTCCACCGGCACCGCGTCAAACGCGTCGCTGCGCTCGATCGGCGAGGCCTCGATCAGCTGCAGCCCCGGCTGCCAGACATGCCCGCCCGACGTCACCGCGATCTCGCTCTCGGCAAGGCGGAACGTCTCGCCCAGGATCACCAACTCGAACAGCCGGCGGTATTCGACGAACTCACGGTTGGTCTCCAGATGCGCGACCTGCTCAGGCGTGAAGCTCATCGGTCGAAGGCCTCGACGAAATCGAGCGAAATTGACGGCGCGATGCTCAACAGGCCGCGCCCACGCCGCCCGAAATCGTCGCCGTTGGGATAGGCGTAGAAGACAGCGGGATCGGTTTTCAGCGTGGCGCCGGCCGGGATCGCCCGGCGGGCCGCCGGCGCGAACTTGACCCAGCCCTCATCGGTCCGGCCGATGACGTGATAGAGGAACCCGTCATGGCTGAAGTAATCGCCCTTCTGAAAGCCGGGGATCTTGGGCGCGGTGACGTTGATGTTCAGCTGGCTGGCCCCGGCCGCGGCGCCCGTGGTCACGACGATCGGCGATACGGACGGGTTGTCATCGACCCAGCCATACCCGTCATTCCACCATGTGCCGTCGCTCCAGGCTTGCTGCGCGGGCGAGCGGATGGCGTCGTAGCCGAAGGCATCGAAGACCGGCAGCCGGATGATCGTTGAGCAATCGAGGCGCGACACGAAGGCCTCGAATTCTTTGATCCGCGGTGATTCCCAATCCGGCGTGATCTCGATCCCGACCTCCCATCGCTTGATGCCGTTCCCGACGCGATGCGGCACGCCGATGAGGCTGGTGCCGGCCGTGCGGCACTGCCGGCGGAGGAAGGGCACCAGTCGCGTCAGGCGGACGGGGGGCAGGTCCAGAATTTCCACGATCTAGTCCACCCGTTTCCGCATCTGGTCCCGTGTCCGCGCGAAGCGGCCGACGAATTGCGACTCTGACTGCCCGACACGATACTGCGCCGCCGCATCGGCCCGGCGATCGACAAAGGCCTGCAGGTTGCCGCTCCGGTCGACGCTGACCGTCACGTGCACATCCTGCTTGCCGCCACCCATCATGCTGCGCGTCTGCGCCGCGTTGAAATACCGCGCGGGACCGGTCGCTTCCAGCTCCGGGCCGTTCTCGCCCACCAGCCGCCAGCCGCCGCTGTGCATCCCGCCGGTGGCGAAGGCCGGCACGGCCGCGACACCCGCGCCGCGAAGCGCTCCCGCCAGCGGGTCGAACGACCCCAGCACCGCGCCCCAGAGCGACTGGAAGGCCCGGTTGGCCAGCATGCGCGCCAGATCCTGCAGCAGCGACGCCACCGCATCCTTGGCCTTCATGCTGCCGGTCACGACACCCTCGAACGCCGACTGGAAGCCCGACTTCATCTGGTCGGCGAGGCTCACGACGCTTTCCGAGATGCCCGCCATTGCGCTGATCGGCCCGCTCGCGCCGTTCTTGATCCCGATGCCGAGGCCCTGCGAGATATACTGCCCGTATTCGATCATCACCTGCGACGGCGACTGGATCCCCATGTCTTCGCGGAACCCGCCAGAGACGTCGCTCGAGAATGACGTTCCGACCTCGCGGCCATTGCCGAGGCCCTCGACCATGCCCTCGCGCATGGCGTTGCCCAGAACGACGCCCTCGGAGTATTGCCCATCAGCTCCCGTCCCGACGCCGCCGGGCGGATAGGGTGCCGTCCCGCTGCCGGGCTTGCGAAGCACATTTCCCAGGAAGCTGTCGGGTCGGATGCTGAAAGCGTCGTTAAGCTGCTCTTTCAGCCACGATTTCACCTCTGGCATCTTGGCTTTCATGCCGTCCCAGAGGGACTGGATCAGTTCGCCCCCAAGCGCCAACAGCGTCGGCACCACGTTCTTGACCACCAGGACGAGGCCGTCCCAGAACGTAGACCAGAACTCCTTGATGCCTTCCCATGCCTGCTTGAATCCGTCTCGGGCCTTTTCCATATCGCCGGTCACAAGGCCGATAATGGCTGCTCCATAGCCAGAGAATGTGGTCTTTACCCCCTCCCAGAGGCTCGTAAAGAACGGGCCGACGGTGTCCCAGTTCGCGACGATCAGGGTTGCCGCGCCGGCGATGGCCGCAACCGCGATGCCGACCGGGCCGGCAAGCGCGGCAAATCCGGCGGCAAGCGGACCCAAGGCGGTCAGCAGAAAGCCGAGGCCGATCAGCAGCGGGCCGAGGGTCGCTGCCACACCCGCGATGACCGTTCCCCAGCGGAGCATTTCGGGGCTCGCCTGCGAGATCTTCTGGATCAACTGCGTCAGCCATTTGACGAATTTCTCGGCCCAGTCGAGAAGGCCACTATCGGCGATCTTGAGCTGCAGTTCCTCGAAGACGGAACGCAGCTCCTTCAACGCCCCGTTCAGCCCCTCCATCTGGATCTTCGACACACGGTCCGCCGCACCTGCCGAATTCTGAAGCTCTCCCGTCATGTCACGCAACGCATCGGCACCCTGCGACACAAGCGCGGCCATGGCGGGGCCAGCACGCTGGCCGAACAGCTCCATCATCAAACCGGCATCATCTGCGTAAGGCTCAAGCTGCTGGACGATATCCGCCAGCGGCAGAAGGCGGCCCTGCGCGTCCGTGAACGCCAGACCCGCCTCTTCCATTCGGGCTGCCATGACTTTCGTCGGCGACAAGCTGCGCGAAATTGCACCACGCAGCGACGTGCCGGCCATCGATGCCTGTATGCCGGCATTGCCCATCATGCCAAGCGCGGCGGCGGCTTCCTCGAAGCTCACACCGGCCGCACTGGCAACCGGGCCCGCATATTTCATCGCCTCGCCGAGCTGACGCAGATCCGTGTTGGAACTCGTGAAAGCCTTAACCAGAACGTCATTGGCGTGCCCGAGGTCCTCCACCTTCATCGAATAGCCGGCGAGGATGTTCGACACGATGTCCGCGGCCGAGGCCATGTCCATCTGCGCCGCCGAGGCCAGCCGCAGTGTGTCCGGCATGGCGCCGATGATCTCGTTGGTCCTGAAGCCGGCCATGGCGAGAAAGCCCATGGCGTCCGCCGCCTCGGATGCGCTGAACTGCGTCGTGGCACCCAGCTGCCGGGCCTGCTTCTGCATCGCGTCCAACTGATCGCCGGTCGCGCCGGACACGGCGGCGACGCGGTTCATCGACGTCTCGAATTGCGCCGCAGTCCTGAGGCTCAATCCACCAAACGCAACGACCGGCGCTGTCACCTTCAGGCTCAGAGATCTGCCAATACGATCCATCTGCTGAGCCGCATTCTTCAGCGAGGCCTGCGCCCTCTGCATCCCCTGCTGGAACGAGGACGAGTCGAGGCCTAGGATGGCCCGCAGATCACCGATTACGATTGCCATTCTTCACCCGTCAGATGGAGTTCAGTCATGTTGAAAATCGCGGCCATTGCGCTCTTGTTGGCCACAGCGACGAATGCGAATCCACTGCAGGAAACGTGGGGTGCCGAAGACTGTCAGATGCTGCAGCAAGCGCTTGACTTCGATCCAGTTGGCGTTGATCGGGCAGATGCCGACTATGCCGAAGATCTCGCGCAGATGATGTTGGCCATCGGCTTCTTGCATGGCTACGCGGTTGCAAACGGCTGGGATAAGGTTCCTGACTTCGACTATGTGGCCGATTTCAAAGCCGCATGCCGCGAGCAGCCCAGAGTTGCCCCGCTTCAACTTTTGAACCATCTCTTCTGACCCCGAGGCCGCAGCGCCCGATCGACCTTGTCCCAGGCGGCGTGAAAGCGCTGAACGCGCGCGCGATCGTCGATCGGGTCGGCGAGGAACCGGTCGAGAGACACCGGCTCTTTCATATTGGGAAGCATCGCGCCCCACCATGTCAGCTCACGCTCGCGCCGTATCCTCGCCCTGGCGCCCTTGAACTCCAGATCCAGCAGGCGCGGCGTGATGTCCCAGAAGCGGGACGGGTTCAGCCCGACCCCGATATAGCTGGAATAGACTGCCCCGAGGTCTAGCGCTTCTTCCGGGCCTTCGGGGCGTCGGCGTTTCCCGCCGTTTCCGGGAACGCCGCGCGAAGCAGGCTCTCGAAAAGGGTCTTGCTGGCGGTCAGCATATCGTCCGCCAGCTCGGCAGCATCTTCCGATGCCATGCCCTCGCCCTTTTCCAGCGCCACCGCCACCGTGTCGATCATGACGGCAAAGGGCGGCGTGCCCTCGACCCCGCCGGACAGGATGCCGCCCAGGTCATTGCCGTGGCGGCCCTGCAGCTTGGCGATGCCGCCAAGCGTCAGGCGGAGCGTGTAGGCCTTGCCGCCGAACTCGTGATGCAGCGCGCCGGTCACGTCGCTCATGCGATCACCCGCGGATCAGGCGTCACCCGCTCGAAGACCTTCATGGCCAGCGTGGCCATGCGCTTTTCACCGACCGACGATTGCGGGGTGAAGTTGTTGACATAGCCGCGATAGGTCCGGCGGCCGCCACCGACGACGAACTCGACCATCACGTCTTCCTTGGTGCCCTCTCCGGTCAGGCCGGCCAGCGTTTCCAGCAGCTCCTGACTGGCGTCGGTGGGCCAGTACTGCATCTCCTGCGACCAGTCCGCAGCGGCCATCAGGCCGGGAATGGTCTCGCGGGTGCGGCCGGGCGACTGCATGTGCGTGACGTCGATCTCTTCCGGCGTCCGCTCGGGCAGGTTCAGGGTCTCGATCCCGAGGATCTGGGTCCAGGTGACGGTGCCACCGCCGCCGCTGGCGGTGCGGCCGATCCACAGCTCGTCCTGATAGCCGATATCGGCTTTCGATGCGACTTCAACCATTATCGGTTCTCCAGTTCACGATGAAATCAAGGCTGGCGCGATAGCTCGCCTCGCCCGCATTTGCGCCGCCCTCTCGGGTCAGTCGCATTCCGTCCGCGAAGATGCCCCGGAAGACACCGCCGCGATAACCGTCAAGCGCGGCCTTCACGGCCCCGCCAATCGTCCGCGCCGTGACCCAGCCGGGGGCGTAGCAATCAACTTGCACGCGGGTTGTGTTCAGCCCGTCCGGGCCCTGCTGCGTGTGCCCTTCGCTCCAGCTGATCAGATGCAGCACGACATAGGCGCCGCGCGAGGCGGCCGGAGCCTCGCCCCAATTCACCCGCGAGACCGGCAGGCCAGATGCGGTGGCCACAAGGGTCAGAAGGTCAGCTTCCATTGGACCGCGCCCTCCGCTTTGCCACCCGGGCGGCGTGCTTCTGGATCTCGTCCCAGATCAGCGGTGCCAGCCGGTCGATCGTCGCCTGCGCCTCGCTGTCGAAGGCCGGCCGCATGAACGGGTCGGGCGCGGCGCCGGGATGGGTGGCACCCTTGAACTTGCCGCCCGCCTTGTGAGCCGCCGTACCGAACTCGACGAACTTTGCGTAGAACAGCGCGCGCACCGGACCCATGTAGAGGATGGCCGGCGGGTTGCTGGCCCTGAAGCTGCGGCGTGCCGTCCGCATCGCCGCCACCGCCGCGGCCTTGTCCCCGCCCGCGCGCATGGTGGCGGCATAGGCCGCGCGTCCGACCTCGCCCGTCGCTCTCGTCGCCTTGACGCTCAGCCGGATGCCGTCGGACAGATCGCCGCTCTCGACCGGCGCGTATTGCGACGCCTTCTGGCGCATCGGCTCGGCCGCCTTCTTCAGCGCCCGGCGGGTGACGGCGATCTGCGTGCTGCGCTTCTCAATCTCGCCAAGCGCGCGCTCGAGTTCAGCGAAGCCCTCAAGCTTGAAGGTCATTTCAGCTTGTTATCCAAGGTCGCGCCGCGCACGACCCAAGCGGCCAACGCGTCGACTAGCCATTCCGGCTGACCAAAGCAGCCCGCCACAGAACACACAGACATCGCCACGCGGACACGCCACGCTGGCAGTCGCACCTGAATGGAATGACTATTGGTCGCCATCATTCATCCACCCGCATCGCAGTGATCTCGAATCCCTCGCGCCGGCCGATCTCCTTTACGCCGGCGATGCCGTAGGTCACGCCGTCGCACACCAAGCGGTCGCTGGTCTGCAGCCCGGCAGTCAGGCTGGAATAACGGACCACGAAGCGGTCGGTCATGTCGCGCATCACGCTGTCGGCGCGGAACTTCTCGGCGTCGCTGACCGGCGTCTTGCTGGCCCAGACCTTGTGGCCATGCGGATCGTATGGGCCCGGCCGCGTCTGGTAGCCATCATTGACCAGCTCGGCGCGCAGGAACTGCACGCGTCGGTCGAGGCGGCCGGCGGGCGGCATGGTCATCCGCATCGGCCTAGACCTGCGCCTCGCGCGCGAACACGCGCAGCGGCGCCAGCAGGGCGCGCACGCTCAGCGGGGGCGCGGCGTCTTCCTCGGCACCGCCTTCGCCGCCGCGATGCTCATACATCCGCGCCACCATCATCTTGATCGCGACTTGGACGGCCGGGGTGGCGACGATCTGGAAGCTGTCATATTGCGCGCTGCCGACGGGCGGCAGGGCGGCGGCGTCCGGATGGACCGGCCGCCCGAGCCAGCTCTGCACCTGTTCTTCGGCGGCGTCGGACAGCGCCTGGATCAGCGCGTCCTCTTCATCGCCATCGACGCGCAGATGCGTCTTCAGCTCGGACAGCCCGACGATCATTTCGAGGCCTTGCCGCCGGCCTTCTCGGCCTTGGCCTTGGTCTCTGCCGCAGCCTTTGCCTGTTCGTCCGCCGCCGCCTTCTCATCGGCCGCAGCCTTCTCGGCTTCCGCCTTGGCTTTCGCCTCAGCATCGGCCTGCGCCTCGGCCTCGGCTTTGGCCTTTTCGTCGGCCGCAGCCTGCGCGTCGGCCTCGGCCTGTGCTTTTTCCTCGTCGCTCTGCGCCGCCGTCATCGGCGCGGCGATGGGCGCATAGCCGGGGCCTTCGCCTTCGGCGCGACCGGCGACGTAATCCGCCATCCGTCCCTGTGCGGCCTTGATGTCGGCGGCGGTGGCGGGAACGAATCGCTTGGTGTCCAGCAGCCGGCGCGCCGTCGGCTCGTCGACCTCGACGATCCCGTTGGCCGCGACCCTGCCATAGCTGCCGACCTGCGAGCGCAGCGATTTCAGTTGGGGCATGTCCGTCTCTCCTGCAACCTCATGAATGGGTGGCGGGCGCGGCGATCACCGCGCCCGGCCTTGGTCTCGATGCCCGAGGATCAGGGCGTCGGCGTGTAGTAGCAGAGCGCCAGCGGGCGCTTGACCGCGACAACGCCGCGCTTTTCGCCGCGCACCGTCAGCATGTTCTTGTCGAAGTTGTCGCGGTTTTCCGACGAGAGCAGGATCTCGATCCCCTGCCGCTCGTAATAGGTCGCGGCCAGCTTGAACGCGCCCGACAGGAAATCGCCCTCGGGCATCGCATCGGTGTCGACCACCCGGCGCCCCCACAGGCGCGGCGTGGCCGAGTCCTGGAAAGGGTTGCCGTAGATATAGCGGTTGGTGGTGTCCTTCAGCATCTCGGCCTTGGCCCAGTCCCAGATGCTGAGCACGTGACCGTCGGTCACATAGCCCGCCGCCGAGACCTGCAGCATCGCCAGCCGCAGCCGGTCGAGGATCGTCACCGAGGCCGGCTCGCGCGCGGTCTGCGCATAGGCGGTGGCGTTGGTGATCAGGCCCGAGAAGTTGTCGCCCGTGCCGTCACCGGCGAGGATCTGGGCGTTCTCGACCTTCTCGACCTCGTAGCGCAGCGTGGTGTCGATGTCGGTCCGCAGCGCCGGCAGGTCATCCAGCATGTGCTTGTGGATCTCCATGCGCCCGGCGATGGTCTTGACCTCTTCCGACGCCGCCTCCCAGGTCTTGTCGATCAGCGGCTTCACCGTCACCCCGTCATCGGGCACGATGCCGGCGGCGCCGGTGCGCGAAACCTCGCGGAAGAACTTGATCAGCGGCGCGGCGGTGTTGCCGACCGTGATCAGGTCTTTCACCACCAGCTTCTGATCCGGCGGGGTGACCATGTCCGGGTCGCGATATTCGGGCAGCAGCGACCCGCCCGATGCGGGCAGCGAGGTGATCGCGTTGAAGACCCCGATCTTCAGGTCGCCCTGGACGCTGCCGCCATTGCGGGCGGCGGCGATCAGCGCCTCGGCCTCGATCACCTGCGTGCCGAGGGACTTGGCCGAACCGGCACCGCCGCGGCGGCCGCTGGCAAAGCGCTGCTCCATGTCGCGCGACGAGGCCTCGATCTCGTCGAGGCGGCTCTGCAGCTCGCCCTGCTTGGAAAGCGCTTCGTCGACCGCGGCCTTCGTCTCGGTGGTCAGCCCACCCAGCCGCTTGTTCTCGTCCAGGGCCGACTGCGCGCTTTCCTGCAGCTTCGCCGTCACCTTGTCGAAGTTGGCTTTCAGCTCGCCGAAAGCCTGTTCCATGTCAAAGGCCATGACTGTTCTCCATTTTGGCCAGAGTTGATTGGACCGTCCCCATCAGGGCGGCCATGCTTTCGACAGCGCGCGGCGTGTCGTCATCAGCAGCGCTCGGCGTGCTGGTCATCTCCTTGATGAGCGTGCGGCGCTCGGACCGGGGCAACCCGCCCCGCGCCATCGCGGCATCCATCTTGGCAAGGCTTTTCACCCGCGGCGCTTCCGCCCGGGCGGTTTCGTTGACGGTGATCGCGTCGGCCGCCAGCAGCTCGTCGGCAAAGCCCTGCTCGATCGCGGCCCGGCCCGAGATCCACGTCTCGCGGTCCATCATCTGCGCGATCTCTGCCGCGTCCACCGTCGAGCGCAGCGCGTAAAGCTCGGCCATGACCTCGTCGAAGGCCGAGAGCTGACCCGCCACCGTGTTCAGGTCGTTGCGGTCGCCGACGGCGAAGACCCAGGTGTTGTGGATCATCAGGAAGCCGGCGCGGGCGATCTCGATGCGGTCGCCCGCCATGGCAATCACCGACGCGGCCGAGGCGGCAAGCCCGATCACCCGCACGGTCACGTCACCCTTGTGGCCGCGCAGCATGTTGTAGATCGCCAACCCCTCGAAGACGTCGCCGCCGGGGCTGTTGATGTTGACGATCACTTCGCGGTCGCCCGCCGCGCGCAGCAGGGCGCCCAGCTTGCGCGAGGTGATGCCGTAGCCGTCCCAGGTCTCGCCGATCACGTCCATCACGTCGATGACGAAGGGGCCATCATCGCCGGACGTGGCCAGCGCCCGGATCTCGGGCTGCCATTTGTCCAGCGCTTTCGGGGGTGCGCAGTCCGCGCGCACATCGGCGGGCCGCACACCGAAATGCGCGGTCGGCATGTGGTTCTTGGCCATCTCAGTCTTCCCTGTTGAGTTTCTCGATCGGCTGCATCGCCGACTGCATCCACAGCTCGGCCGCCGCCCCGCCATGACGCTCGATGTTCAGCTTGTCGCGGCCCTCGTCCGGCGACATGATCCCGGTCGTGACCATGGCGCGCAGGAACTCGGACTTGGCCTTGCTGTCCATCTGCAGCATGGCCTCGCGGTTGAACTCGGCATAGGTATCGCGCTGCTCGCGCAGCGGGATCAGCTGCTTGCGGATCCGCTGCTCGATCTTTTTCAGGACCGGGTTGATGCCGATCTGCATCCAGGACAGGAAGATCTGCTCGACCCCCGTCCCCCACATCGTCTGCCCCTCGGCCGCGTGCCCGATCACGATGGGCGGCACACCGAACCAGCGGCAGACCTCTTCGATCGAGAAGCGGCGGGTTTCCAGCATCTGGGCATCGTCGGGGTTCAGCGACAGCTGCGAGAAGTCCATCCCGGCTTCGAGGATCAGCATCTTGCCGGCGCGGCGCGAGCCGGAATACTGCTCCATCAGCGACTGCATCTGCACCCGCTGACCCGGATCGAGCTTCTGGTTGACCTTCAGCACGCCCGACGACTGCATGCCCGATCCGAACATGCTGCCCGAGGCCTCGTCCGCCGCCATCGCGGCGCCAAGCGACTGCGTGCCCCACTGGATCGGCGACATGCCCTGATCGCCGCCAAAGCCCCAGCCGCGCAGATGCAGCATGTTGTCGCGCCCGATCACCCGCGACCGCGAGCTGCCGATCTCGCGAACCTCGTAGCTCAGATCGCCATTCACCTGGTTACGGAACGGCCGGACATGGGTGGACGGGATCGGCGTCAGCGAAGACGGCCGCCCGTTCACCCGGTCGATCTCGGCATAGGCGTTGCCGGTGGCCAGCATCCAGGACAGCATGCCTTCCCAGAACTCAACCGGGGTCTGGTCGGCATTGGGCGACAGCCCGATCAGGTCGGCCAGCGGCCCGCTCTGCCGGACCCGGCCGGTCGCGGTCTTGCGGTAAAGGTCCAGTGGCAGCGCCGCCATGGTCTGCGCCGCGCGCGTGATGCAGGCCCAGACCGCCGAGATGGTCAGCGCCGAGGATAGCGTCACCGTCTTGCCCGACGCGTTCGAGGCCACGTAATAGCCCAGATCGCCGCCCTGCAGCGTCAGGCGCTGTTCCTTGGTCAGCTCTGACAGCGCCGCCATCGGGCGGCCGAAGCGGTCCAGCACGGCGGCGGGAAGGGTCATCAGATCACCATCACGGGTTGCGACAGGAAGTCGTCGATGCTGCCGGGGGCCTCGGGGTTGCCGAACATCAGCATGGCGGCGTTGAAGGTCGCCATCAGGGCGTCGATCTTGGCGCTGCCGGCGGCCTGCTTGGTCACGATGTAGTTGCTCCCTTTCAACTCGGTCTTGGCGTTGCCGACGTTCCACGCCATCAGCTGGCTGGCGCCATGGACGAGGCGGCGATCCTTCAGCCGGCGCGGCATCGTCACCACGGCCTGCTGCAGCTTCCAGCCTTGCCCGACGCTGATGAAGCGGTTCTCGTCGAAGCCCCGCTGCTCGAGCGCGTCCAGCAGTTCGGCGATGCCGTAGGCGTCAAGCCCGATGGCCGGCGTCGCGACCGGCAGCAGTGCGGCATCTTCCAGCCCCTCGATCAGCTCCGCCGCATCCGCGACATCCTGCCCGGTGAAGGCGCAGACAGTCAGTTCGCCCGCGGCTTCCATGTCGCGCAAGGCGGGCGCGATATCCTTGCGCCGCTTGAACACCTCGGGCTGCGCCCAGGCATGCGCCCAGTGCAGCCAGTCCCGCGTCTGCCGGTCGCGGCCCAGGACCGACACCGCGAAGAGGTCATCGAGCCCGCCGCCATCGACGCCGACGACGCAGACCTCGGCGCGGCGCTTCAGCTCGTCCAGCGTCAGGACCGGATCGCCGCAGGCTTCCCAGAACTCGGCGCCGGGCCAGCGGTCGGCGCGCAGCGACAGCCCGATCTGGACGTTGAAGTGCTGGCTTGCCAGCAGCAGCTCCGCTTCCAGCCCCTCGGCCTCGGCCGAGGTCAGCTCGTCGGCCAGGAAATCCGCATGCAGCGCCGTCCCCAGCCCCGGATTGACCAAGGGCCACGTCTTCGGGTCTTTCCAGCCGCCATCCTTCGACACTGCCAGCGGCAGTTCATAAAGCACCGCGAGCAGCGGCAGGTCGATGTCGCCGTCCCGGACCGAGCGGGCCTTTTCCAGCGCCGCCTTGAAGACGCCGGCCGGCGGCTCCTTCGACTGCGTGGTGATAGTCAGCACGAAGCCGTCGGCCCGCGCCGCCAGTCCGCCCTTGATCTCGCGCATGACCGCCGCCGCCTTCTTCATCTTGGCGAACTCGTGCAGCTCGTCGATCAGCACATAGGCGGCCTTGGTGCCGGTGATCACCTTCGGGTCGGCCGCTTTTACCGACAGCTCGGCCCCGTTCAGGCGATGGGTGATCTTGCGCTCGTGCGGCGTGGTCTTCAGCAGCCGCGAGAGCTGCTCGTCGAGGTCGATGATGCCGGTCGCCTGGTCATAGCTGATATTGGCGACGCTGATGGTCGGGGCGATCAGCAGCAATTCGCAGTTCGGCCGCTCGTTCAGGATCAGCGCCGTCAGCATGATCGCCGCGGCGATGGCCGATTTGCCGTTCTTCTTCGGCACCAGCAGGAAGAACTCCGACAGCATCCGCCGCTTGGTCTCGGGGTCGTAGCTGCCGAAGACCGCGCGGACGAAGTCGAAGACCCATTCGCCGCAGACCTCGCCATAGGTCGGCGTCCCGATGATGTCGGGGATCCGCAGCCGCTTGAAGATCCGCAGCGCCTTCTCGGCCACGACATCGAACAGCGGCAGGTCCGGCACCAGCGACAGCCGGCGCATGATCCGGTCTTCCCAGTCCGGCATCGCCGTCGACCAGGCATCCGACCGGAGCGGCGCGTTCATCAGTTGGGCTTTCCGTATCCGGGCGACAGGTCATCACCCCAGAGCGTATGCGCGCCGCCCGCCGTCTCGGCCTCGAGCTGGGCGGCTTCCTTCTTCCCGAGCGGCTTGGGCTTTTCTGCCTTGGGTGCCGCCTGCGCGTCATCGAAGACCCGCGTGGCCGTCATGCTGTCGTTTCGGTCCAGCATCCGGCCCAGTTCCTTGATGGCGCCGACATTGCCCTTGTTGGCCTCGGCCATCAGCAGGTCGAAGCGGTGCAGGTCCAGCTGGTCGCGGGCCATCGCGCGTTCCTTCAGCTCGGGACTAAAATACCGGTCGAGCGTCTTGGTCGAGCAGGCCAGCCCGTTGGCGATCCGCTGCTTCGACCAGCCGAGTGCCAATCCGAGCCTGACTTTGTTGAGTTTTTCGCGTGTCACCTCGAACGCGGGCCGACCGCGTCCGCGACCACCGGTCCGAACCGGGTTGCCGAAGAGGTCAAAATCCACGTCCATCAGAAAAAAATCTCCACATGAGGGGGGCGCGGGTCCGGGGCTGCGAGGCTTCTGGACTTTTGACCCACCCCCGGCCTCAGCCTGCCGACCAGACGCCCGCGCGTTCCTCGCGCTGCTTCGCGCCGTCATGGCAGGGCTTGCAGAGGCACTGCAGGTTGGCGCGGGCAAAGAACAGCTCGCGGTCGCCGCGATGCGGCTGGATGTGGTCGGCCACCAGCCCCGGGCTTTCCGCCACCGCGCCGCAGCGGGCGCAGGTGAAGGCGGCGGCGATCAGCACGTCCCAGCGCAGCGCGCGCCATTCAGCGGTCTTGTACCATTTGCGCCAGACGTCGATCCGGTCGCGCGAGCGCAGATGATCCTGACTGCGCGGCGCGCGTCGGTGCAGCACACCCACGCGCGGCGCGAGCTGCTTCAGCCTCGCCATGCCGACCTTTCATGAAGAGGGCAATGGACGCGCCATGCCCCGAAACGCGAAGCGCCCGCAGCGGGATGATCCCGGCGGGCGCAGTTCGTGATAATATTCAAATCTATGCCATGGGCGGAGTTAAGGCGCAAGAGGGTTTTTCGTCACCGATACCCGATCATGCGGTCCAGTGCCCCGCACAACGCTTCCTGTAGTGCTTTCCGGCTCTGCCCGTAGGCCGCCCAGCCATGCGCTTCCAGAACTTTGGACAGCGACATGCCGCCCAGGCAGACCATGTCGACCAGCACCCGATCGGCGATGGTCTTCTGTGACCCGCGCGCCGAGGGGCGGATGCGCCGGACCGCGAGCGCCGCGCCCGGTCCGATACGGCGGCGCATCGCCTCGACCTCGGCCGAGACCTGCATGAAGGCATCCATGAAGTCGCCGCCACCCGCGACGCCGTCCAGCCGCGACAGCTTCACCCCGCCGGCCTCGAGCCGCTCGACCAGGGCGCGATAGCGGCGGGCCTGCGCCACCTGTCCCGGCGACAGCGGCGCGGGGCGGCGCGCGCGGCGGGCGGCGTCCAGCATCAGGTCGAAGACATCCGCCGCCGCCACGCTGGCCCGGTGGCCGTATCCGCTGGGGGCCGCCGCCCACTGATCCAACCCGCGCGCATCCTTGCCGTTCGGCACCATCGCGACGTGACGAACGACGACGCTGGCGCCCCGGGCCGGGGCCGGGATGATCGCCGGGCCGCACTCGGCCGGCGGGCGCGATCCGTCGCGGATGGCGGCGAGGCGGCGCGCCTCGGCGTCCAGCTTGGCAGTGACTTGGCTCGGGTTTCTCATCATCTTGTGGTTTCCTCTGCTCATGACACTACCTGTTGTTTTCTGCTGTTTCGGTTTGGGCTTGATGGGCTTGAAACTTTTGAATTGGGCTTGAAAAATCGGGTGGTTTCGCCCTGTCCCGATTGTTTCTTTTCAATGGGTTAAGGGTCTTTTTTGGGCTTGATGGGCAGATAGGGCTTGAGATTTTACCCTTTGCGTAAGAGGCAATTCCCCCTGACCCCGGTGGAATACGCGCGCGGGTACATGCAGCTTTTTCAGGCCCATCCGGCCCGTCCGGCCCAAAATCGACACCTAAGCCCCTGACATCATTCATGGCGCCTCCCCTCACCCCCGGGAAATCTCAAGCCCAAACGAGGGCGATGTCGCGCCCGTCCGGCCCAAACTCGGACCCAAGCCCTAGAAACGCGTGACGGGCCCGCAGGCCCGCCAGGTCGATGATGAGAGGATACGGGGTGCGGGGTCATCGTGGCGCCCATCCGCTGTGGCTGTCGGCGGCCTCGGCCGCGCGCTTGCGGGCGGCGAACTCGTCGGTCAGCCGGATGCCGCGATAGCCGGTCACGCCAGACTTGCCGGGGCTGAACATCTTGCCGGTCTCGGGATGACGCCAGGTGTCGGCCTTGGCCTTCATCCGCATCGAGACAGTGCGCGGTCCCCATCGGGTCTCGCCGCGTTCCTCGATCCAGTAGTTGAAGGCCTCGTTGAGCTCGCGCGCGGTCATGAAGTCGCGCTCATAGCCCGAAACGATGGTGGCATCGGCCAGGAAGGTGCCGACCGGGTCGCTGTCCTTGCGGTAGCCCTCGGTCGCGGCCATGACCTCGACCGGCTCCTGCAGGCCGCCGGCGAGGTAATCCAGCAGCCCTTCGATCAGCCAGTTCAGGATGCCCGAGCGTTCCCGCCACAGGATCTCGTCCAGCTCCTTCTTGGGGATGCGCTTGGCCTCGGGGATCTGGACCGGGAAGGTCACCAGCATCAGCCGGCGCCAGATCCCGTCATCGCCGCCCCGGATGTCGGGCAGGTGGTTGCCCGAGATGGTCAGCTTGAAGATCGGCTGGAAGGTGATCATGTCGGTGTAAAGCGCGCGGACCATCATCTCTTCGCCGCCGGTCAGCGCCTTCACCAGGCCTTCCTGCAGACGCTCGCCTTCCTCGGGCTCCGAGGTCCGAACCATCCGCGCCCCGATCAGCGGGATCAGGTCGGGCTGCGAGTCCGAGCCGGATTTCTTGTTCTTCCCGGTCAGCGACTCGATCTTGGCGGTGGCGGCATAGTCACCCATCATCCGCGCCATCAGGTCGACCAGCACCGATTTGCCGTTCGCCCCGCCGCCATGGAAGAAGGCGAGCTTCTGGATGTCCTGCCCCGACATCGACAGCCCGAACCACCGCTGCAGGAACCGCCGCATCTCGATATTGGGCTGGATCTGCTGCAGGAACTCGTCAAAGCGCGGGCAGGTGGCGGTGGGGTCATAGGCGACCGGCATGACCTTGGTCAGCAGCTGGTCGCGGTCATGCGGGATCAGTTCCACATCCGACATGGGCGACATGCCCTGCGCCGGATCGCCGGGGATGCGGGTAAAGCGCAGCACGCCTGACAGCGTGTTAACGTCCAGATCGCCGGTGTCCATCTCATCGACCTGGTGGGCCAGCATGACGCGGGCCTCGGCGATCATGTTCGACATCGGGCCGCTGTTGCCGGCGTTCTTGGCATGGGTCAGCCGCCGGCCGATCAGGGTCTTGTGCGACTTCAGCGCGGCGTCGATGGCGCGCAGGCGGCCGCCGATATTGCCAAGCTCGGCCAGCAGGGTCTCGTCGCCGGCGTAATCCGGGGTCGATTCGATCTCCATCCGGCGCTTGCGCAGATCCTTTTCCTCACCCAGCAGCTGGCGGTCGCGCTTCGAGGGCTGCAGCCAGTCGATTTCCTGCTCGATCAGCTTGGACATGCGATGAGCGCGGGCGCGGATCAGGGGCGAACAGTCGCGGCTGATCTCGGGATCGCGCTTCCAGCGTGCGCCATCCCAGACGAACCAGCCGACCTGCGAGACGAACAGGATGTCCTCGCCGAAATGGATCACATAGCGGTTGCCGTTGCCCAGATCGTTTAGCGGCTCGCGCGCGGCCGAGGCCACGGGGTCTTCGGGCGCGTCACCGGGCGCGTCTCCCGGCGGGCCGTCTTCGGGCGGGGGCGGCGGGGGTGCGTAATCGGCCGGGAAGCCGTCATCGGGATAGTGATCATCGCCGGGGCCGCTGCCCGGCGCCATGCCCTCGGGCAGATCGACATCCTCGGGCGAGGCCATCGCCTCGCGCACAGCCTCGAGGCCGGGATCGAGCCGGTCATCGCGATCATCCATGGCGGGCCTCCGCGATCTCGAAGCGCCCGGCCAGTTCACCGCCGCAGGCCGCATAGCCTGCGATGTCGACCCAGCTATCCAGATGCTGCGGATTGGTCGCGGCGCGGATCAGCTTCACCGCGATCAGGTAAAGCGCCACATCGGCCGCACCACGCGGGCGGTCGCCGCGCGCCAGATCGAGCGCGGCCCAGATCTGTTCGATGTCGCCAAAGCTGTTCTCGGGTTCGCCATAGCTGCGGTTGCGGTCGCGAAGCACCGCGTCGCCGGCGGCGGTCAGGATCTCGGCCCGGGTCATGCGCAGCCCTCCGCTGCGAGTTCCGACAGGTGCTCATCGATCTGCCGGCGGGCGATCTCGACCGAGGCGGCGACGTCGCAGGCGTCACGCGCCTCGTCGGTCCAGGACACCCAGCCGCCGGGCAGGTCATAGGGGACGATCAGGATGCCGCGATAGCGTTCGGTCGGGGGATGTTCAGTCACAGGGATGTTCCTCGTCGCTAAGCGGCCGCGAGGCCAGCAGGTCGTTCAGATCCCGGCCTTCGCCCGCATGGACGATATGGCCGGTCAGGCCGGGGCGGCGGATCATGGCGCGGCGCAACCCGGCCTTCAGCCGGGCCGCCGTCAGGCGCGGATCGCTGTCGCCGTCCAAGATGAAGATCAGCCGCTTGACCCAGTCGGGCGGCAGCCATGCCTCGCCGTCCTCGAGATCCGGAAGGCCGGCGTATTTCAGGCCGGGGCCGCGCTGCATGCGCCCGGACATGTTGCCCAGATCGACCCCGCACCAATAGGCCATGCGCCGCGGCATATCCTCGGCGATCAGCGCCGACAGCGTCGTCTCGACACCCTCGCCCATCACCATGGTGTCGCAGCCTTGGGGGATGTGGAAACGGATCGCCGCGCCCTTCTTGGACCCTAGCACCTTTTTGGCCGGCAGCGTCTCGCCCGGCTTGCGCGGGTCGGGAAGGATCAGCTTGCCCTTGGGCTGCGACAGGTCCAGCCATGTGCGGTGCACGGCGGTGGTGTAATTCGCGGCATCGACAACGGCGCAGACCATGGCCGGGCCGGTGTGCACAATGTCCCATTTGCCGGGCTGGCCCTCGGCGGGGACGGTATAGCGCGCCTCGGGTGCAAAGCGGATCGTGGGCGGGATCACCGGGAACCGCGCCCGATCGATGCCGCGCAGGGTCAGGTAATCGCGGACCGGGCTGTCTTCGGCCGGCTGGCATGTCGACCAGATGCGGCGCGCCTCGCGGATCGAATCCTCGCGGCGGCGGCGGGCGTATTCGTCCTGCTTGCGGCGGGTCTCGGCGGCGCGGCGGCGGCGGGTCTCGCGCTCGGCCTCGCTCAACCCCTCGGCCGGGCCGCAGAGCCAGTCGAGCGCGGCCCGGAACTCCATTGCCATGACGTGCTGGACCAGGGCGATCTGGTCGCCCTTGCAATGGGGGCCGCAGTCGCGCCGGCACTGGAAGACGCCGGATTGCAGGTTGATGCCGAAGCGGTCGGTTCCGCCGCAGTTCGGGCATGGTCCAATCATCTCGGACCCGGTTCGGCGCAGCATGTCGAGGCCGAGGCGTTCGGCGACGTCGCCGATGGCCATGGCCTTCGCCTCGGCCAGCCGGTGATCTTCAGGCCACATCGTCGACATCCTCGGCCCGGATCGCCAGCGCGCGCAGCAGCGCGGTCTGGCCGTCGATGGTCAGGTGCCCGCGTTCGGTGGTGATGGCCCGCAGGCGGCGCAGCGCCTCCCAGCGGTTCTTGGCGGCATTCGGCTCGCAGCCGAGGTGGCCGGCGATGATGTCGAATCCTTGCCGGCCGACCACCATCTGCCCGATCAGCAGATCATCGGCAGGGGTGAAACTCTCCTGATCCAGCGAGCCGAGGTGCTGCAGGACCTCGCGCACCAGACCCGGAACGCTGCGGCCCGCCGCGGGCGAAACAGCCGCCGTCGGCGCGGTCTGCACCGCGGGCGCGGGTGTCGGGCGTGGCGCCGGCGTCGCAGTCACCGCGGCGGCGGGTGCCGGTGCGTCCTGCGAAGTCTGGCGCGGCTGCCCGAGGGTCTGCGTCAGCAGCCGGCGCAGCGCGTTCTCGATCGCCTTGGTGGTGCGGCCAAGGTGCTGGCCGATGGCCGAGGCGGTGTAGCCTTCGGCGCGCATCCGGCGCAGCGTGGCAATGTCTTCATCCGTCCAGGCCGCCCCGACCGGCACCTTCGGCACGGCTGCAGGGGCGCGTCTCGAGGCGGGCTTCTTCGCAGGCGTTTCGGCGGCGGGCGCCGACTGCTTTAACGGCGGCTCTCGATCAGCGCCCTTGTCGGCGACGGCAGCTGGGCCATCTTCGACTTCATCGATCAGCACATGCGTCGGCGTTGCACCGCGCAGCGCGGCGGGTGCGGCCTCGAGGACGGCGGATGCGGGCGCAGTTGCAGGCGTCACCGCTGCCGCACCGTTTTCCCGCGCGAACTGGTATGCCAACTCGGCCACGTCCAGCAGATGCACCGCCGGCGTGGTGCGCCCCAGCAAGTCGCTCATCCGGCGCATCTGGGCCAGCGTCCATTCGGTCATGATCAACCCCCCGTCAATGCGCGGCGGGCCTCACCCAGCCGCCTTGCGTGATAGCTGTAGGCCTGCCAGCGCAGCCGGGCCTCGATCGGCTGCAGCTTGGCGGGCGTGTCGGCGGCGCGCAGTGCGTCGAGCGCGATCATCATCGCCGCCAGGTCAGGCCGGTCGCAGGACAGCCCGCGCGTGACATCGGCCAGATCGGCCAGCAGCAGCGGCCGGTGATCCTCGGCATAGGCTGGGGCCGACAGCGACAGCGCGGTGACGCCGTGGATCAGCCCTTGCTGTTGAACCGACAGCGACATGATCAACCCTCCGGCAGGCGCATGTCGGGACCCGGCCACATCGCCCGCTCGACCTGACGCAAAAGTTCTTGGCCGTGCCGCGACAGCGCCTCGGGACTGCCCTTCAGCCCGCGCCAGTTGCGGCCGATCTGGCGCACCAGCTCGGTCACCTGATGCGCGGGGCCGAGGCCCTCACTGGCCGCGATCACCACCCGCGCCACAGCCCGGTCATCGACGAAGTTGCCGACGCAGCGAAAGGCGAGCGATTGGGCCAGCAACAGGGCGGCGCGCATCTTGTCATCCATGGTCGAACCCCTCGTCGCGAAGGCTGAAAAAGAAGCGCGGGCGGCGGCAGAACCGCCCGCGCCAGTCAGACGGCAGCCGCAGACGACGCCAGCCCCGTCAAGTCTGCCCCGCCGCCATAAGGACGGCTCTCGGCCGGGCCAGCCGCAGGTTCCACGGTTCCGGTTCCCCTCAATCCGCACCACAGGGCGGCCGGAACCGTGGCAAGAAGGCGGCCAGGGACTGCGCCCCATCCGTTCCTCCGCCCCGTGGTGACCTGAAACGACATCAGCCTTTACCCTCGCAGGCGTTCTGCGCAGTCTTCTGTCCATTCAACCCAACGAGGACGCCGATGCCGAAGAACATGACCGTTGCAGAGATCAGGAACGCCGAGCGCGAGTTCGAGAAGCACCTGCCCGGGCCGATCCGTGCAGGTGACGGGGTGCCTGCACTTGATGCCATCTCGTTCACGATCGGGCTCTCCCCGGATCGCATAGTGCTGCGCTGTGCCTCGACCGATGGGGAGACGCGGGATGTGCGGCTGTCGCAATCGGTCGCGCTCGCGCTTGCGCACTCGCTGAACAAGCTGCTGTTTACGGCCGACTGGATGGACTCCAAAGGCCACATTGTCCCATCCCCCGAGCCGCCCGAACGCTGATACCGGTCCGAGATCGTCAGCTTGTATGACGGATCGACGTTGATCATCGCGTCAGGCGTCCACTTCTGATCCTGGCTCATGCCGCATCCCCCATAATCTCGGCATAGCGGGGCAGACTGCGGCGGGCCCATTCGACATGGTCGCCATAGGGGCGGCACATGCCCTCGAACCAGTTGCAGGCAGTCTGGAAGGACACGTCGAAATGCACCGCGCAGGCCTCGCGGCTGGCGAAGCTGCCGATCATCAGCAGCGACCAGTCGCGCTGAAACTGATCGCGCGCAGGCCGCAGCAGCTGGACGCGGCGGCGCGCATTGGCATCGCGTCCGCGCCCGCCATCCAGCGGATTGCGGCAGGACATTTCGCCCGCGCGGGGCGGATCGTAGCTGAATCGTTGGGAAAGCAAGGACTGGGTCATGGGATTACTCGTTTACAGGGTGGGGTGCGACGGCATCGATGCCGTGCCGACCGTCGCAAACGGCAGGATCAGGCCGACGGGCGGCCTCGGCAGCGAAAGACGGGGATCCGACATGGCGCGCCGCGACTCGGCGCACCATTGCTTGCGCAGACACTTCCTTGATCAGGTCCAGGACGAATGCGTCCTTGCTCCGATCCGTCTGGGCCAGATAATGTTCTGTCAGCCGTCCGGCGAGAGTCACAGGATCATCACTGAACGTGCGCAGCGCGAATTTGACATAGCTGGGATTAACCGACATGCAGCTTCCCCTCGATTGCCATCATCTTTCCTGCATGACGAAGAACGTCGGAATGACGGTGGCTATGATGTATCGAGAAACACCCTTGCGCGGCGCCGCTCTTCTCACGTGCAACGCCTGCTCTCAGCCGACGATGATCCGCTTCGGCGCGTGGCACGCGGGAAACCCGATCTCGGACGACGTGTTCGTGGGGCACGAGCAGAGGTCGGGGCAAGACATTCTGCGCAAAATACGCATTACGAGCCAGTACCCTTCCGCACCCCTGTCGCGAAGCATTCCGGAACTTCCGGAGCAGGTAGCGAAGGCGTTCCACGAAGCAGAAGATACCTTTGCCGCCAGACATGTCGCCAGTGCCGCGATGGGCTACCGCCGCACCCTCGAGCGCGCGTTGAAGGTTTTGCACGCCGACGGAAAGGGGATGCTGGACAAGCGCATCCGCACATTGGAGAAATCCAACGCCCTGCCTGCCTCCATGATCGACCTTCTGGACAGCGTGAAGTTCCTTGGCAACGACGCCGCCCACGAGCTCGAAGACCCCGAGCCGGAGGACGTCGAGACCGGGCGCGACTTTACGCACCTGTTCCTGACCTACGTCTTCGAACTTCCGGCTCGGGTCGAAAAGGCGCGGGCGGCACGGGATCAGCGCAAACAGGCTCATTCCGGCAATCCTTGATCTTGTGGGGGCATCGAGGCCGTGCCGGCCCCCTTCGGCATGGGAGGAGTGACTGTGTCGGCCTCGAATTGGGTTGGGGCGGTGGCGCTGTCGGCAGTCGCGCTCGGCCAGTTGCTGTCAAACCACTGCATTGCTCCGTTGAAACGGCGCACGGTGATGTCAGCACCGTGTCGAAGAGCCGCAAGCTTCTTAGTGTCGCCGAAGACCCGATGCGAGACAGTGCTGTCCTCGGAGACGCCGGCGGCGACCTTATAGGCGTCAGCGCGCCTGAGCAGTTCGGAGACGTCTATCATAGCCGCAATCTGCGGTTATATAACCGCATTGTCAACGGTTATCTTACCGCAAGCTACTTGGTCGATTGTGCGGGATTATAACCGCATGGGACTCAAAGATATTCTTGATCGGATTAGCGAACGAAGCGCAGCCCTTGGGCTCAGCGACAATGCTCTTTCGCTTCGAGCGGGTATGTCTCGCGACGGAATCAGAAACTGGCGGCGGCGCGTTGAAAGTGGCGAGGACGCTGCCGGAGCGACAGTGAACGCTCTAGCGGCGATTGCGCGCGAGTTGGACGTGACAGAAACTTGGCTAATCCATGGACTGGGTGATACGCCGCCACGTCCGCCCATTGCCGTTGCCGGCTTGGTGGGAGCCGGAGCCCAAGTTCCGCTCGTTGACGCTTATGAGAAAGGGGACGGCCTCTATCATGTCGCAGCGCCGCCCCAGCTCCGCAACGGGGGCAAAAACGTCGTTGCCGTTCAAGTTGAGGGCGACAGCATGGCGCCGACTTACGAGCCGGGTGATGTGCTGTTCTACACACGCGACGTGATCGGTGTTCCGTCCGAGGCTATCGGCCGAAAGTGCGTGGTCTGCGATGAGGCCGGCGACGTGTGGTTGAAGATCGTCAGGCGGCGCGATGGTCAGCCCGAGGGCTACTACGATCTCGTGTCGATCAACGCCGAAGTCGCGCCGCGCTACGATGTACGCCTGCAATGGGCTGCACCGGTCCGGATGGCGCTATCGGCAGAGATGATTGAGAGGGTGTGATGGTCAGCCGAACTACTGTTTCCGGCTACCAGTACTGCGGCACCACACGACTGCTGCGCTCCGAAATCCTATTGCGAGACGCATCTATTGAGTTGGACCAAGGCAAATTTCAGAGACGGTAATGGGGCGGCTGGTGTCCGCGCGATTAGGCGGGGGTGAAGGGGCGGTGCTGAGCGCGCCCCAGGGGGTGGGTCAAGAGTGAGGGGTAGTAACGTAATATGGTAGCACGCAGATACGCAGGGCAGCCGAAGACGCAAGCGCGCGACACCGGCTGGCGAACCGGCGGAATACAGCCCCGTTACATGCCCGTATACAGCAAGACAAAGCCTCTCAACGAGCGTTGGAACTGGCGCTCAATCAGGCTTCTAGGCCAAGACGAGAGAGAGTATGTTCTATTTTTCCAGGTCAGTCCGAACTATGGTCGATGGCAAGCGTTTCTGGTGCTGGCAGGCCAGAATGAGGCGACTTGTCTGCTGCGGATCGAAGACCAGCCGGCGCCACAAGCAGGACTGCATGTCCACGCACATTGTGGGCCGGACGAACCATCAGCGGGGGCGTTGTCTATTAACATGACCAGCAGAATACCTCCCCATGACACCTACTGTCGCCGTGCGGCAACTGCGTGGACCCCAGAAACTTTTGTGGATGCCTGCTGCTCCATGTTGCGTGTATCCTTGGCTCGGGAAGACAGCCGTCAGATGGAAATGTTCAGTGACACCTGAAGGACTGAAAGCTGACATATGCAAGGCGTTCTGCGCCGGCCTGTCCGTATCCACGGTGCCGGCAGGCTTTGCTGTGTCTACAGCTTTCATACTTCCGGATGGCGACCCCCTGACCTTCTATGTGGTCGATACCGAGGATGGATGGGTCCTCGAAGACGATGGTGATTTTTTAGCCAGCGCCATAGCTTCGGGCATCCCCTTGGACACGGGAACGCGGAGAAACTTGCTCGATGGCATATTGGGCGAATGCGGCGGCACGTGGGATACTGACAGCTTTCAGATCCGTTCCGACGCTGTGCCTGAGCATGAAATCCGGCACGCCTGCATTCGATTTGCGGCTGCCATGGTCAGGGTCCGTGATTTGGCCCACCTGACTCAAGAAAGCGTGGCCAGCACCTTTGCCGAAGATCTCCGGAGCAGTGTCGAAGCCGGACTTACCGCCGAGTTTTTGGTCGCGGATGATACTGGATCGGATAACCCGGCTGACTTCATCATACGGCGCGCAGACACCGGGCTAAGGTCTGCGTCTATCTTCGCTGCAAATTCGAATGAAAAGCTGATGGCTGCTCTTATTAGGCACCAAGAGCGCCACGGTGATGATGCGCCGGTTATTGCCGTGCTTGAAAAGGAACCTGGAAGAAGCGTGTCCAACAAGCGATTTATGATGGCTCAGAACCGGGGGCTTTTAATGCCATTCTACGGGCCCGATCCCAAGGGCGCGGTGGATTTCATCAAGCAGCACGCCGCGCCTCGGGCGGTCGCCCACTAGCCTAGCCCCGCCCCAGGCGACCCTTCCTCCCATCACCGCTGGGTCGCAATTCATGCAGTAGAGCCCTCCAGGTTCAACCACGGGCCAAGCTAGCACGACCGAATCGACCTAGTAGAATTGAAGCGGTCGTATTACCGCATATTACTTGACAGCGGTTATTTTACCGCGATATAACAGCCTTCATCCCTAACCCGATGGAGGCATCCATGCCCGATCAACGCTCCACCCTTCCCGCCACCGATGAGGTAGTCGCGATGCTGCTGACTGGGGCGGAAGATGCTTCGACCGGCAGTTTTGTTCAGCAGTCCCTCATCCGCGCCGCGCTTGCCGCCAGTGCACACCGCCCGCCGCAGGGCTGGCAGCTCAAGCATGGCGATGATCGGCACCTTCTGGACGCTGTCTGGGGCGAAGTTATCGAGATGATCCGCAAGCACCCCGAGGCCGGGGCGATCCGCGAGGCGGCGGCCGAACTTGAAAACGCTCAACTGCGGATCAAGCAGAGCCTGCCCTTCGAGGCGGCCAGCACCGAGCCGACCGCCTCGGTGTCGTGATGTCAGCGCTGCGAAAGCTTTCTCAGGTGCATTTCGATCTGCCTCACCTGTTCGACCAGATCGACCAGCTGCGCCTTGATCTCGAAGATCTCGCCCTCGATGCTTTCCAGCTTTTTCTCGGTCTTCTCCATTTCCCGCGTGCCTCCTGTTCGCGTGGGGAACGCGGCCTGCGCCCGCACAGTGCAGGCCGCACCTTTCACCCAAGCCCAAGCCACCCGTTCCTGCAACACCATGGAGGCATCCATGCCCATTGCTTCTGACCTGAACAGCCGCCTTGTCGCGGCGGGCCATCGGAAGATGCGCCAGATCGCTGACCTTCTGCACGCGGCCCGCAGCCCGGTGCCCGCACCGCCCCCGACACCGCAGCCCGAGGCAGCGCCCCCGACGGCCGAACAGGCTTTCGAGATCGCGGACCCGCACGAGGTCTTTGCCGCGATCATGGAGACCGCCCGCGAACAGCCCGCGACCGTGGCCGACGCCCGCGCCCTGATCGCCAACGCCGAGGCCGCGCATCACCAGCACCAGCTGGAACGCAAGATCGCATGGATGATCGCCTTGGCCGACATGCGCCTGCGCCGCGCCAACATCGCGAGCATCGACGGGGGTGCGGCATGAACGCCCGCAGCGACACCAGATCCGCCCGCCACGATCCGGCGCAGCTCGGCGCGCTGATCGACACCGTCCAGCAGCTTGTCGACGCCATCCCGCGGATCAGCGGCAGCGCCATGACCGACGACTGGCGCCAGCAGCACGACGCCCATCGCCACGCAGCCGGGCAGGCGATTGTGCGACTGATCGCAGACCACGGTGCCCGCTATTCGGGCGGCGGGGCGACCGCCGAGCGGATCCGGCTGGCGGGCATCAGCTCCAGCTGCACCAGCGGCACCGCCGGGCTGTTGAACAACTGGCTGGCTGCCGCGCGGCGCAAGGCAGGTGCAGCATGACCCGCGATTACAACGCCCTTCTGGACGAGGCGCATCACGACAACCTGCGTTACTTGGTCGAGTCCGGCCAGATCAGCTACGAAGAGCCGATCGAGCCCTTCCGCCCCGACCTGGACGATCAGAGCGGCTTTCTCGACTGGCTTGAAGACAGCTGGACCGGCGACGTCATTGCGGCGGTGCTGCTCTGCGTCATCGTCTGGCTGGCCATTGCCGGCCTCTTTGTCTGGGGAGGCTAGGATGCGCAGCTTTTCCGAAGACATGGCTGAACTCGAGGCCGGATTGAGCCGCGGCAAGCTCGACGGCATGCGGCTTGGCAGCACCCGGCAACGCATTGCCCGCACGCGCGCCACCCTGCGCGCCAAGGCCGAAGCGGCTATGCCCGAGATCTCGCGTCAGCCGTCCACCCTCACCCCCGAACAGGCGCAGCTGCTCGACCGCATCGAGGCGCAGCGCCAACGCGACGCGGAAAGGAGCAAGCGATGACCGTATTCGAAGGGTCGCCGATCTATCGCGGCCTCACCGGCGACAACGCCCGGGTGACGCGGATCGAGGACCGGGTGCTGATCCGCGCCGTCGATGTCGTCGCCGAAGAAGGCGTGACCATCGCCATGACGCCCTGCCAAGCCCGCGATCTGGCGCAAGGCATTATGGCGGCGGCAGATGATCTGGAGACGGAGAATTGAGCGATCATAGAAAGATGCCCGCCTTCCCGCTGCCGGAAAACTACGCACGGGAGGGCATGAGCCTGCGCGACTGGTTCGCAGGTCAGGCGCTCCAGGGCCTGCTAGCCGGGGCTGCCGATGCAGACTGCACCGCGGCAGACTATGCGCGCGATGCTTTCATGATGGCCGACGCCATGCTCGCCGCCAGGAAGAAAGACGTCGAGCAATGACCGCCGGTCGCCCGATCACCGTCGCGCCCCTGCTTTGCGATCGACAGCAGCCGCCTCGATCACGCCGGGTCGAAACGCCCGGGCCCATAGATCGACTCTCCCGCCAGATTGTGCGCGGTGCGGTTCGTGCGCAGGCACATCGCAGGTTCATCCGGGAAGACGCGCGTCTGCTCGGCGCGGACCTTCCGTTCCGTGGCGCCCGCCTCCAGATCGGCCATCAGCTGATAGAATCGCCGCCGCAGTTCGGCATGGCGGATCGCGGAACTGTTGAATTCCCACACCAGCTGAACGGCAGACACCACTGCCACGGCCGCCCCACCCAATTGCCCCAGCCAAGGCAGGTTGGCTCCAAAGGCTGCAACCGCCGTGCTGGACAGCAGCACGCTGGCGAGGAACAGCATCCGGTGGATGCGGGTCAGGCGCTTGCACATCAGGTCGTGGTAAATCGCAGACCGCAGCAGCTGAAAGCGCAACTCGGTTACGGTTTCGGCCTCGGCGGCTTCACCGATGGCGGATACCCCTTCGGCGTGAAAATCGGCGGCGCGCTCGGGCGTGGTGGCTTGGCCGGTGGTGACGCTGCTCGTGTCCATGTGAACTCTCCAAACAAGAATGCGGCTCCTTCTGCGCTAAGGGGTTGCAGCGGGTCGCGTCGTGGCGCGATGCGATCCGCACATTTGATTGATAGCCCCTGCCAGCCACTTTCGGGAAGCCAGATCTGCAGCGGGGGTAACTCATGACCCTCATGCAACAATTCTTCGACCTGCGCCCGGCAGGCGGGTTCAGCCTGATCATGGCCGATCCGCCCTGGCACTTCGCGGTGCGCAGCGACAAGGGCGTGACCGAGAAGGGCGCGACCGGGCAATACGACACGCAGTCTCTGGACTGGGTAGCCGGCCTGCCGGTCAGCGTGCTGGCGGCGGATGACTGCGTTTTGTGGCTGTGGGCGACGAACCCGATGCTGCCGCAGGCAATGCAGGTGCTGGACGCATGGGGCTTTGACTTCAAGACCGCCGGTCACTGGGCCAAGCGGACGCGCCACGGCAAGCTGGCCTTCGGCACCGGCTACATCCTGCGCTGCGCGGGCGAGCCGTTCCTGATCGGCACCCGCGGCGCGCCCAGGACAACCCGCTCGGTCCGGTCGGTGATCGAGGGGCCGGTGCGCGAACACAGCCGCAAGCCCGACGAGGCATTCGCCGCGGCCGAGCAGCTGATGCCCGACGCGCAGCGCCTCGAGCTGTTCAGCCGGCAGCAGCGCCCAGGCTGGACGGTGTGGGGCAACCAGATCGACCGATTCGAAGGGGCGGCGTGATGTCAGAACACCCACTTACCCTGTCAGAGCGCCTCCGGGTTGCAGCAGCGCTAGATGGTAAGATCATTGTAAGGGTCCACCCTGACGAGGTGCGCGCCTTGCTGAGAGAAATCAACGCGGCCCGTTCAATTCTTTCTGCGGTCGATGACTTCGCGCGCACCCGCGCAATCGAAGCCTTTCTGCGAGACGAGGCGTCAGCTCGGCGGTTCAAGTTTCTCGAGATGATAGGCTTGGGATCGATGCTGGCTGTAGCTGTTCAGATCTTGCTGGGAACTACAGCGGCGCACTGCGTCAATTATGCAATGGAAAGGATCGCGGCATGACACGGCGCTCTGACATCAGCTATCAGCCGCGCCTGTTGCCGGCGCCGGAAGCTGCTGCCTATCTCGGCGTCTCGCAGAGCACGCTGCGCAGCCTTGCGATCCCGCGCCGGGTCATCGGTGCGCGGCGCTTGTTCGACCGGCTGGACCTTGACGCCTATGCCAGCGAGTTGCCCTATGACGGGGCAGCGGACGAAGAGGCATCGGCATGGGACAGAAGGATTGGGGGGTGAAGCTGCCGCGCGTGCAGCGCATCCGCAGGGCGGGCAGGGTGCTTTGCTACCATCGCCCGACGCAGACGCGGCTGCCCGATCTGCCCGAGACACACCCCGACTTCATCGCGGCATGGGCCCAGGCCGAAGCGCAGGCCAAACCGAAGCCCAAGGCCGCGTCAGGGACGGTCGACGCGGCCGCCATCACGGCACTGTCGCATCGCACCTTCACCGCCTATTCGCGGGGCTATCAGGCGATCATGAGGCGCGAGATCGACGCGATCCGGACCGCCTATACCGGGCTGACGATGACGGGCCTGCGGACGCATCACATCCGCGCCGATCTCGGCAAGCTCGGCATCAGCCAAGCGAACGCACGGCTCAAGGCGTGGCGCTATCTCTGCGCCCGGGCGATTGAGGCTGGGGCGCTGCGCGAAGATCCCTCTCTCGGCATCAAGAAACTGCGCGCCAAGACCGATGGCTTCACCCGCTGGTCACCGGCCGACATCGCTGCGTTTCGGAAACGCTGGCCGATCGGCGGCGTCGCGCGAGCTTGCTTCGAGCTGGTCTACTGGACCGGCGCGCGCACGGTCGACGCGGTCCGTATGGGCCGACAGCACATCGACGCCGGCGGCGTCCTGGTCTTCCGCCAGTCCAAGACAGGCGGCCGTGCCCATGTCCCCTGGACCGCAGCGCTGCCTGACTACGCGACGAGCTGGTCAGCAGACCGCCAGATGATGCACGAGGCGCTGCAGTGCCTTGCCGGGGGTCTGACCTTCCTCGAGGCCAATGGCCGCGTCCGCAGCGTGAAGGGTCTTGGCAACACCATCAACGAGGCGGCGCGCGGGGCAGGGCTGGAAGATCGCACCGCCCACGGCCTGCGCAAGGCGCGCCTGTCGCTGATCGCTGAACATGGCGGGACTGCCCATGCGATCATGGCGTGGGGCGGTCATAAAAGCCTGAACGAGGTGCAGCACTATACCACGAGCGCGACCATGCGCGGGCTGGTGACCGGGGCGGAACAAGAACGGAACGCTGTAGAGAGGCGCAAGTAA